GAATGGTTTTTAGCGTACTCGTCCTTCCGCATAAGCCGCCATGATTTCGGGCTGCAAAGCCTCGTAGCGGTCGCGGTCACGAGCCATAAGTTCAATTAAATCTTGACGCCGGTAAACCTTCTTGCTGGATGCCTCACCAGTACCTTTAGCCGTGCCAGTGGAAGCTGTCTTGATGGCTTGTTTACGTCCAACATCTTCAATCTTCTTGGTTGAGGACACCAGTTGCTGCCTCTCCTTCCAAGTTGAAATCAGTTCGTTTGCTGAGTCAAAGTCAAATTGAGCATCAGCGCGTTGGAACATTTCTTGCCTAACCTTACTGCCTCCAACCCACTGCTGGAAATCGCTAGAGGTAACCACCTCTTGGAAGTCCGGGTGTGCTGTCTTCAGATTGGCTAGTGCTTCAGCCTTCTTCATCTGTGCCGCAAGCATTTCTGCCTGTTGCACCTTTGGATGCTTCTCAATAGCTGACTGAACATACTTGTCAGGGTCAGCGAAAAAATCTACTTCGTCTTCTTGCGGGGCTTGTTCTTTTGAGACGGTCTGGCTTTTGATAAACTCATCAACAATTCGCCGTAGTTCGCCAACCTCATTACCTTGTTTGCCAATCAGCTTCTCAGCCTCTTGGTGCATCTGAATGATGTCTTTGATGTCCTTGTTGCGATAACGCTCGGGAAGTCCGTCCTCCTCAGAGGGTTCTTCTTGCGCTGCCTCAACTTGTTCTTCGGCTACTTGTTCTGTTTGGTCTTCTTCAAGGGTATCAAACAGTTCTTCTTGTTTACCTTCATCCTCGTCAATAAATGTTGCCATATTAAACTCCGTGCTAAAAGCATTATGGAAAAAAACTATATATGGTTATATAACCAACTACTGATACTTGCGGGAAAAAACTACCCGTTATCAGCTTTTCTTTCTTGCGCTATCTTCTCGTTTCTCTTGCGCTCCCATGAGTAGTAAGCCCCGGGAAAACTCCCAGTAACCCCTTCCAGCTTTACCATAGGTGTGCTAACGATGCGATAGGCTGGTGCGTCACAAACCTTACAGCGGATTGTCCGAACTTCTTCGTCCACGTAAGCCTCATCAATGTGCGTACCACAGTCAAATTCGTAGATGCGCTTCATGCCACTTGCCTTTGGAAGTCGTCATAGCTATTAACAATGGCTTCTTCGTATGCTAAGACACGTTGCACCGCTTCGACCTGACCTTTACGGAACCAAAACTGATTGCTGTCAGGGATGGTAGAAATGTCGCCTAGCACTTCTAGGTTGTCACCTATGTCGTCTAGGAATTGCTTCCAACCCTTAGTAGAAAAAAGTTCTAATAGGTTCTCGTAATACTCTTGTAACTCTCTATCCATGCCCATTTCCCTCTGTTAGGTAGACATTTCGGATTATACCATAAAGTAGTATTGACTTACAATGGTATGTATGCTACAATCGTTGTTTTTATGTAACAGGAGAATGTATGTTCAAAAGTAAGTTGTTACCTGAAGAGAAGGAGATGATGTTGCAGTGGGCATCTGAGGGTGTTGGATACACAGAGATTGCTTCTAGGCTGGGCAACAAGGTTAGTAGACAGCGAATCAAACAAATTTGTAAAAGCAATGGGGTGGATGCTTTTCAGATAGGAAGAGAGAAACGCCTAGAAGAGAGGGAGAACCGAATGATTGCTAAATGGGGGACAGAGTGGAATAATCCCTCAGTACGTAAAAGCTATATATATCAGTCAATGCGAGCCAAGTTCCGTAACAAGAAGGCTAATGCTGTTAGGTCAGGAAAGGAATGGACTATTGAGTTTGGCGACCTCTCCTTCCCTACGCATTGCCCTGTACTGAACATCCCACTGAACTACTTCTCAGAACAACGTTATGAAAACTCCCCGTCATTCGACCGTATCAACCCCTCTTTAGGTTATGTTAAAGGGAACGTGGCAGTGATAAGCTGGAGAGCCAACCGCATTAAGAACGATGGCTCTGCTGAAGAACACCGCCTTATTGCTGAGTGGCTCGGCTCATCTGAGCCATAGCGATGCGCTCATTTGATTTAATATCTTCCTCTTTCAACATCAACTCTGCAACCTTGGCGCGACGGGCAAACTCAGCGTCATCTGCACTACCAGCCTCAAGGTTGTTGGACAGGGCAGCAGCCAACTTAGCCTGAACCACCTGTGGCTCCAGTTGTGCCTCAACAGACAACTTGTTAGCCTTGGCTTGGTTCTCCTGCGTCTGACTCTGTAGCAGTTGCACCTGAGCCTGTGCAGCAGCCAGTTGCAGCTGAAGTTGTTGCTGCTGTGCTTGCTGTGCTTCAGGGTTGGGCTGAGAAAGCTGCTGTAGTTGAGCAATCATCTCTTCCCTGTTCGATAGCCCCATGTTGTCAATAACAGACATAACCAGCATTGGGTACATTGGGCTATCCTGTCCAAGGGTTTGCAGAAGTTGTACAAGTTGTGTTACTTCGTACTCACGTGCGATAACACCCAACGAGCTGCTCGGTACAAACTTGAAGTCTTGCACTGGGTAGTTGTCCGGGTCATACTGCATGTAACGCCAAGCAGTCTTCTGAATCATTGGAATTAAGAAGTTCTCTTGGAAGTTGATAAGGGTGCGCTTGTGACGCTTGATGATAGCACCCAGCGACATAGACACAGCACCTGCCGCAGCCTCACCATTGATGGAGCCGGGGATACCAGCGGCGTCAATCGCCCCAGTAGCCATCTGCACCATTCGCATAAGTTCACCAGCTTGGCTAAACGTAACTTGGTCGAGAGAGCCAAACTTGAACGGCTGCAAAATCTCTGCTGGGTTGCCGTTGGTCAGGATGGTTTTACCGGGTCGTACCTCCAACTTGGCACCACGAGGCATACGAGAGGCGTCCATAGCCAGCATGGGGTGCACAGTGAGGGCTAGGGCGTCAATGCGAGCACGCATCTCTGCATCCAAAGCCTTCTGACTGTTATACCCCTTCTCACAGATTCCACGTCCCCAAAAGCGACCGGGCACAACGTCCCACGCAAAAGCCACCACAGGACGGTCTTGCATCATGAAGGGATTCTCCTCCACCTTCAGCAGTACACCGCCGTTGGCAATAACAATCATTGCCTCAATGTAGCCCTCTTCTTCCTCGTTTTCGTCGTCCTCGGTCAGGTCGTCGTCATCTTCAGGCTCGTTCATGGCAGCGTTGAACAAATACTTGGGCACCAACCCGTAATACTTGGTCAGCCTAACCTTGTCATCGTCAAACGTGCTTAACTCTTTGTCAGCTTCTAGGTCGGTGTCTTGATAGGCAGTGCCCACGTCCTCATCACGGTAGATGCCAGCCTGAATAGCCATGTCCACTTGGTGCTTCGGTACAAACTCATCAATGGCTACACCCAGTGCGTCCTCAATGGAGGAAGCCACGGGGTCAATGAGGAAGTTCTGTGGTAGGATGGGTTTTAGTTTGACAACAACACGAGGGGCGATGTTCACACCGACAGCCTGCATGGCACCATCCATGATGGGCTGCGTTGCTGGCTTCATCTCCTGAATCTCGTCAATCACCAACTCAGCCATACCCGTGCCAAACACTGCGCTGTTCAAGATGCACTCAGCGACAGCCTTGCGGGTCTTGGTGAATTGGAAGTCCTCCATGAGTTGCTCACGCAGGTAAGCCACATCACGGTTGTCTTGGTCTTTGCGGTCATCCTTGATGTCAAACCACTTACCACGACCAAACGTAGCCTCCTCAACCTCCGACACAGCAGACTCAACGGCTTGCTGCAAGGCGGGGCTAATCAAACGAGAACGCTCACTCTCGCGGGTCTTGTCCTCAGCAGCCCAAATACCACGCCACAGGCGATAGTACTCGTCAAACTTTTCTTGATAATTACTCTGATAGTGGTCACGCCATCGTTCCACCTTGTCCATCACCCAGTTCTCTAGCTTCTGAGAGGTGAATACGTCTTTGTTGTCATCCATGTGTTAATCCTTTATTAATTTGTTCTTAAATGGGTTATCTATCACGTTTTCAAAGTTTTCTTGTTGTCTTATTTTTGAAGGAAAGCCCTCTAATTCTTTATTACGCATATCAACTTTTTCTTTTTTTGTTATTTGCTGTCTTGTCATAAGTCTAACTGGCATATAGTCATAACCCATCTCTTTCAAAACCATTGCGCGATGTCTTCCTTCATGTCCAATAACCTGTCCTCTTTTATTTTTAGAATCTGTACGTATGATTAAATAAGGAACGTCATCCAAAGGAATGTTGTTATCAAGTGCTTCTTTAATGCTTTTTATTTTTTCTTCTCTAGGTTTGTCTATTTTTGTAGCAGAATTTAAAAAGTCATCTAGTTTCATATAAACAAGACGCTCTTTAGCTAAGGGGTCTGCTGTTTCTTCTAATGCTTGTTTAACTTTTGAAGGTTTAAACAACTCAGTTGCATCTTTTAATGGTGAATTTTTTAGTATACCTCCTAGTGAAGGAATAAAAGGAAGCACACCTATACCGTTGAGTATAGCTTCTCCATATTCTCCTTTTAACGCTGAGTCAAAAGCATCTTTAACAGACATAACATCGCTAAAACCGGGAACCAAACCTGCTGCTGTTTTTAAATAACCTGTTGCTTCAGGGTTAAATACAGCAGTATCGCCTCTACTTTCTAAGAGTAGCCCTGCTTCGGGGTCGTCAAACATTCCAGCCATACTTTCTCCCTTAGTATCCTGCTACGGCATCAAGCATTTCGTAATCGTCTTCTTCAAAGTCGGTGACATAGCTAACCTTAGCCAGTTGTTCTATGTATGAAAGAGAATCAACAAGGTCATCATGCACCAAATGGTTAGGAAATTGGAAAAGTTGGTCAAGAAACTCATGGTTCCACTCCCCCTTGTTCAAAATAACATACCCATTCTCAAACCGCC